ATGCCAAGGCTTCTAGCACAGTAAGAGTCGCCTTTAGATGTTCCAGGTTTAACTCGTGGGCCACCTCCTTTAGCTTGACCTGCTTGACCATAGCTAACTTTTTTTCCAGACGATGTTATCTTTACTTTTGCTTTTCCTTTCCTAGGTGTTGCCATCTTATCTCAGTAACTTAAAGGTAAATCTTATGCCTAGTATAACTAGTACTATTAGCAGCAATGATACAGCAATACCCTTGACATTATTTGTCAATTGCTTTACTATGCCCTGCTCCCTTACTACAACCTTATCAAATGGTACTTTGACGACCTGAATGACTGTATCACCCTTGCACTCCCCTTGGATATGTACTGTATCACCAACCTTAACGTACTTAATTCGTAGCTTGTCTCGATATACATAAGTAGTATCGCCAGGAATATCAATGAACGATGTATCAATCTTGACTTCTTTAGTAACAATGCTAACCGTGTCATATAGTGTATCTTTTTGTAGTAGCTGGGGGTATTTAATTGTTAGTTTCTCTATCTTCCTTTCGGCCTTACGGAGCTTTTTCTCCATCTTGCCTTCAAATGAACAGCTAGATAGTACGAGTGCAAATATACATATTAAGTAATTAAGCCTCATCGAGGTACTGTATTGTAACTTCCTTGCCATCCTCAAGTGCCTTGGCGACCTTTGGGTACATCTTCTTGTAAGCGTCAACACTTCTACCAATCACTCCGCTAAGGTCTGCTGTTTCTCCTACTAAAAGGCATCCTTCTGTATGCTCGTCCGTGTTGCCTGTGTGTATAAGTATCCACTGAAAGTTTGGTACGTCCTGTACGTGTAGCATACCTTTATGCATAGAACCATACTTTGCGGCATACTTTGCGTGGAATCCCCCTTCTTTTCTGAACTTGATCTTGTATGTTCCTGCGGGGATTCTTGTCTCTCCCTTTACCTTAACGTCTCTGTGTTCGTCCTCTAAAGTAAAGCACTGAAATACTCCGTCAATAAACATTGCGCCTACTGTAGCGTCTCCTGTGTCGTGCAGTCTTTGTACTCTAATCTTCATCCTTTTCTTTTTTGCCGAATATTTCTCCTGCGGCAGATATACCAAACGTACCTAATGTAATGTAAACAAATGAGTTAAAGATTATGTCATTTATTACTAACTCTTTACCCCATATACCTGTACCAATATCTACAGCCGCAAATAATGACATCATTGCAAACGAAAGAAATCCTACAATGTTCTTTTCGTTGTACTTGTTCCTGTTGTTGAATATATCCCAGAACGCCACGGCTAATCTACTTTTGGTTTTCTTGAAGATACTCTAGACTTAGCAGCGTGAATCACCCTTTCTTCTAGTCTTGCTATTGTAGCAGTTTGCTCTAATAGTAGCTTATTGTATTCCTCTAACTTTTCTCTAAGTTCTTGGATTTCTTTACGAAGTTCTGCAATAGTTTCCTCGTGCTGTCTTACAATGGCCGCAGCCTGTAACGTACTCATTAACCAGTCTCGCTTAAAGTATCCGAAGATAATTAAACCAAAGAATATCACTGTTGATACTCCGTACTGTTGTACTAACTCTAGTACGCTCTTTAGTAGTTCCATGTTGTTATTAAATATCTAAGTTAGGGTCGTTCATTACAATATCCTCAATGCTTACAATATACTGACTGATGTCTCCAAGGATACTTTCAATATGTTCGAGTTTATCCATGTTGTATCTAAATGTATCTGTAGGTAAATAGTTTTCTATTCCAACTATTACATCTGTGTCTACTTGTTTGTTTAATGGGCTGGGTAAGTTAATTAAATCCATACTTAGGGTCTTATGTTATTTACAAATAATTGGTAAGAAGCTTCAAATGCTTGCACTTCCGCTAGACTCATGCCCTCTGCAATATAATGCCCCATACATTTATCAGTAGAAAAAGAAGTAACAGTTCCGTTTGAGTTATACGCACAGTTTATACCCATTTTTGCGTTAAGCAGTGCAGTTGAGATTGCTCCGCTATATATTTGTGAGCCTGTTTGTCCGTTGATCGATACGTAGCCGTTTGTTGGGGTTGTTATAGAAGAAAAGTAAATATTACTCCCTAATGTAGGTCTAGTACCTCTAGATTGCTGTGCTGAAGTGTTGTGGTAGCCTATCATTTGGTTACTAGTAATATAAGACCCATGAATAATACTACCTTGGTACAATCCATACTTTATACCTTGACCAACTGGATTAAAGTTATCGTGAAAAAATCCCCATTGGTGATCTCTATAGTTACTCACTATACTTCCGTAGTTTGCGTCAGTTAACATATACTTGGTAGCACCATCTCCTGTCCAACCTTGCACTGGATCTACATCACTATTAAGTATGTTTTGCTGAAAACATAGGTTTGTTGTTATTGAATCTACTAGTATGGAGTTGGCTGTTCCTCCTATCATAGGAATTAATCTTCTAACTTTAGATAGGTTATTAGAAAGCTTTTCTCGAAGAATAAAGTCGTTATACTCGCCCTTAACATTTTCTGCTAATGTGCCACCTTGAGCCTCTACAGCAGAGAAATAAGCCGCTGCTTCAGGTTCATAGCTACTACCTCCACCAGGGGCTTGCGGTATTACCGCGTCTTGCCCAAGGTTAGTAAATACTTGTATCCCCTTATATTTAATTCCTAAGAATGCCATTTTGTAAAATAAGAGTGTAAAACTACTTTACTAAAATGGTGTTTTTTTGTAGTTTACTTATACTTAGAATTAAAGAAAATATTACTCTTGTAAGTATCGTTATCCCAGTATAAATCTTCATCAAAAGCTTTGCAAACAGTAATAAGCTCTCCAATTGTTTTTGGGTAAGCTTGTATCGGCTGTCCCTTGCTTATAACTGCACACAACGGACTATCTCTTCCTAAATCATATACCGAAACTGAACCACTGTTACATACTAAGTATTTTCTGTAATTGGCCTCTGTCAATGGCTTAGAGTATATGCTAATTATATCAATAAGCTTTTCTCTAAATTTTGTGGGGGTTCCTCCTAGTTCTTGGATATACTCCTCAAAAGGGATTGCTAAATGTGTTCCTACTGACATCTTTTATAGTTTACAAGTAATTGTTATTGGTGTGTCTACTAATACTTTCCACAAAAATTCTTCCCCGCTTCCGTTCTCTAAAGTACCAAAAATCTTTGCCTTTATAATTCCGTGGTCAGTTATATAATTCTCGTCTATTTCTATTCCTGTGATTACTATAGGGTTAGCTCCTTTTTTAAGGTATGTATTCCCAACAGTAAATCGTAAATCTTCCTTTGGGTTTGTGCCAACGGTTATTTCGTGAATGTTATCGTTATCTATAAAGTGTACACTATGATCCATAATACTATATTTAAGAAACAAATATAAATAAAATTATATTTAAAATAACAATATACGTATAATTTTTTTATCTTTGATATTATGAAAATACTTTCAATCCAATCAACTGAATCAGGTGTATACTATCACAGGCAATTTATACCTCACTATCATTGGGTAGATTCCGGAGACGATCATGCGGATGACTTTGTTGCTATTGTAGAAACAAAGCACACTGATAAGATAGAATACTTGATAAATAATCATCACTTTGATATCGTTCAGTTTTCTGTAGGGATTGTAGGTGTGCCTGGTATGGATATGTTTATTCCTTATATGAAAAGGAGAGGCTCTAAAATTGTACTTGACGTAGATGATAGATATAATCTAAAAATAAGAAAAGATGTAAAAAAGTCAATTGAGACTGCTGATGCAATTACTACTGTATCTGAGAATTTAGCTAGGTACTACTTTACTCACTGTAAAATAAAAAAATACCCATACGTAATTGAAAATGGCATTGACTCTGAAGTAGACCAATTTAAACACGTACCTGTTGATAACGATGAAGTAGTGTTTGGGTATTTAGGGTCTACTCGTCACGAGGCTGACTTGCTGTCAATGCGTTATGATTTCTACGATAATAAGCTGTTTACTGTTTGTAAAGAATACTCTGACTTGCTTTGTGTAGATAAATGCAGTGGGTTAAAGAATTACTTTGAATACGCTTGGGAATACAATGGTATTGATGTAGCACTTGCGCCACTTGTCCCTAATCCTTTTAATGAAGGAAAGTCTTTTTTAAAGGTGATTGAGGCAGGGTTTAAGAAGAAGGCAATTATATGTACAGACACCGAACCTTATAATAGAAATATACACAGCGAATTTAAGGGCGTTATAGACCTTATTCCTTACGGTACGTCTTGGGAGCAAAGAGTTAAATCTTACAGCCTTACAGAGGCTAAGGAGAAGGGTGAGAGGCTTTTTGAACTCGTGCAACCATTTGAAATTAAAAACCTGAATAAAAAACGTAGAGAAATCTACCAATGGATAATAGAAAAACACTAAAATTATGTTAAAAGACATTAAAAACTTCTTGCCTACTAATGCCTACTTTGTAAAGGTAGATATGGAGGCTCCTAAAACCTACACTACTGAAAACGGTTTTGAATTTTATCATCCGGATAATGAAGGAGATATTTATCAGAATAAGCCTTTTCATGGTGTTCTTTGTAACGCGCCTAAAAATTGTATTATCCCTATTGGAGAAACTGTCTATATGCACTATCAATCATTCGATACTGCTACTAAAATAGATGGGGAATGGTATTACATTATTAAAGATGATGCCATACTTGGTTATGGGGATATAGGCAGTATTCAAGCTTACAAGAATATACTGGTAGAACCAATAAAAGAAGAAGTAGATAAATCTAAAATATCAGTAGATGTTTCGGTAGATGAACTCGTGAATGCTGTAGCTGCTTCAAATAAGCCTAAGGCATTTACATCTAAAGCAGTTGTACTGTCTGTTTCACCTGAGATAGATTTTGTTAAGGTGGGGGATACAATTGAGTACCCTAAAGATTTGGATTGGGAATTTATAGTAAACAGAACCGTTTACTTTTATATCAAATGGACTCACCAAATTATCAGAGTTAATGGAGAGTTAGTGAACGACTACAACGAAATAGTTCCTCAGCCAGCTAACATTGAGAAGTTTGGTCTAATACTCCCAAATACTGAAAGATTCAATGAATGTATTGAAGGTAAGTTTGAGGGTAAAAGGATTTTACCGGACAGAAAAAGAATTGAACTAAGTAAGTATATCAAGAGCCAATTTATATTTGGTCACTTAGAGTAAAGTAATCTCCTACTTCTTTATTAAACCATAGGTGTGTATCTCCTACTTTTACATGACCTTTAGCATAAAAGCCTACGCCCTCAAAGTGTAGGTTTTTTGTTATGACCCAATCCTCAATCATTGTTATTTGTACTTTCATTTTATTTATCGGTTAGTACTCAGCATTGCTCCGACACAAAGACCTTCCAATCTTCAGGAGAAATTTCTGAAATGCTAATTAAAGTTACTTCATACATATTTGGGAACTTCTTGTTAGAAAGTTCTATACACCTTTTAAAGGTAGGATGTCCGTATGTAGTTTGAATATCAAAGCTGTTAAAACCTATTGTTCCGTTCGGATGTTTACCCATTGTACAAACGAAAAAATAACGAGTGCTAACAACACCTATATTCAATTGCGGGTTTTGTGATTTATTTGTGTTCATATTTTCTAATTTAATTTTGTTAATAATTCAAGTTTCGTGCTTCTAAATCCGCAACTAAATATAGCTGCAAAACGTTGTGTACCATTAAGGATGAATGCCGCCCCCATGCACATCATCATCGTCACTTAACCATTCAAAACCATCTGTTATTACGGCTATAATTACAAATAATCCTATTACTATTAATCCTACAATTCTATACCATTCCATATTTTACTGCTGTTTCATTTTATTCCTGCTTTTTCTAATGCTTGTATAAGTCTTAATCTTTGTTCATCGTAAACAACCTCGCTGTAAGGTCTTTTGTAACACGCCCAAAATACTTCTGTTAAGTCCTTTTCTAAAAGAAACGCTATCTTTTCCATTTGGATTATTGTAAAGTATTCCCAAGGTCTAGCAAGTGCTTTAATGTACTCGTAACTATCTTCTAATTTTATAATTTTTCTGACTGTCTCTTGGGTGAAATCCCTGTCATAGTGTAGCCACTTCTCTAGTACTGACCTATATGTTTTAGTTTCGGTCTTCATAGTATTTTGTTAAATATCTGAATATTCTATCTGCATCCTCAAAGTCTTTTCTTCCATCTATTGACTGTGCTTGCTGTATTGAGATTATTCTGCATATTCTATTGTAGATGTTTTTAATCATTTTATTTATTAGTTATGTGCAATACTACTCTCGGTAGTAATCATATATTTCGATAGTTCCTTCACCTACAATTATTTCGCCCCATTTATCCGCAAATTGGATTAATTCGTTTAGGTCTTTTATTTCAATTGTTGGTTTACCTAAAATTATAAAATTTTTATAGTCATCGCTTGGCTTAAATGTAAATCCAAGTTGCTCAAGTTCGGTTCTTCTTTCTTTGTTAGGGTAAAAGTACCCAGATGTAGTTATTGTAAATTTCATAAAGTACTGTTCAATATCTAAAACAAAGGTAAAACAAAAATCCCCAACAAAACAAATTCGTTGGGGATTATTCTGTAAGTATTTACTCTATCAGATTATAACAGTCTGGCTGCTAGGGCTTTTTTGTTTTTCTCTACGTACTGTGTAAGGTTGTCTTTTCCTTTGATTTGCTTTCCGTCTATCAAAAAGAAAGGTGCTTCCCAAGAAATGATTTTCTCTTTTTTCAACTCAATCATAAGCTCCTCTGTATCAATTTCAGATAGTTTCTCTGATGCACTTGAAGCCCCTTTTGTGATGGTATTGGCATCTTCTGCTGGGGTGCTTGTTTTGTTGATTAATCGAGTAATCTCTTTCCACACTGTAGCGTAGTTGTTATCAAAAGATACTTCTGCTAGATGTTCTAACGGCTCTTTATTTAGTGGGGTGTCTAGGATTTGTCTTCCATCTGCCCAAGAAACTTGTTGACCCATTACTCTAATTACTCCTCGCTTTACAGCAAGTTTAGCATCCGAGTATCTTGAAATAATTGGACTATCCAACAGCTCGATAAATCTTTCTGGGTTAGCTCTTGCGTATGTATCTACATCCCAAAGAACTAAATCTGATTCTTTATCTGTTGAAAAACCTAAGTACTCTGCAATTGGTACAATCTTAGTTAAGAAATCTGAGTCGTAAACAAATCGAGATGCGTTAATTACTTGCTTGTTCTTTTTGTTAAGCTCTTGTGCAATCTTAGCTGGGTTTCTTTCTCTGAACATTGCTTTCTGTCCATCTAATCCCCAATGTTGATTTTGTTCGTTTGCCGGGTGATTTCTGAGGAACTCTAATAGATTTTTTTGTGTAGGATTTACTGCGAGAATACCATCTGTAAATTGTGGCTTAGACATTATTCTCCACAGTTTTACATTTGGATCAAGGTCTTCGTCCTGAATATCTTTAAATGGAGATTTATGAGATTTTACGTATCTGATAGTTCTTATATAAGAATCTCCATCCTCATCTTCATATAGCATGATTGCCTCAGCACCTAATCCTAATGATCTAATTGAGTTTCTTCTATTACCTAGAGAATCTTCGTAGCTGCTTTTTAATGTAGTGCATAGCTCAAAAACTACTGTTTGATTTGGTTTCATTTTTTAATTTTAAATTGATTGTAAGAAAAAGAAAGAAAGGAGAGGCATAAGCCCCTCCTTTAATTTTAAATGTATTATACAAATAATCCGAAACGGTTAAGTGCAGATACTTCAAGACCACTATGAGACAAGAAGTGTACTTCGAAGAAGTCATCACCGCTAGTAGCAGCGTTCATTCCTTTACCTGTAACCCATTCCATGTAATCTCTACCTTCCATAGACACTAATTGAAGTGATGGAACAGTAACACCTGAAGATGAGTTCATGCTGTTATAAACAACAGTATTATCCATAGGAATTACAATACCCATACTACCGTAAGGTGCATTAGATGCGCCAAGGAAATTAGGATCAGAGAAGATGTCAAGAACTTTAGGTGCAAATTTGAATCCACCAAACTCGATAGCATCAACAGAGAAGCTAACTGTTTGATCCATACCTGAAAATGAAGCGAATTCAACACCTCCGTTTTTCAAGAAATCGTTTTGCAATACCATGTAGTCAAAATCAATCTTGAAGTCGTGACCACAGTAAACCATATTTTCTCTAGAACCGCGATTCTTTTGAAGTGATTTAGTCATGTTCTCTAAATCAAGTAGGGTCATGCCTCCAATACCAGCACTTCCAGCAGCAACAAGTTCTACGTTACCATCAGCAGAGATTTGTGGGATCAAACCTTTAGTAAATGTAACAGAGTTACCATCACCAAAAGAAGTACCACCTGTTACTGAAAGACCTGCCAAGTTGTTTTGGAAATCTTCACCAGTAAGCAAAATCGCTTCTCTTTCATTTAAGAAACGGTGATACTCATCTTTAATACCTTGTAGATACCAAAAATAACCTCTTTCGCCATTCTTACCTGTAACTTCAATCCAAGACTTAGTAGCTGATTCAGTACCAGTTACTTTGTGACTTCTACGCATAATTTGAACGTAGTTGCTGTATGAAATCATACGGCTGTTTCTTGAATCAGGAGCAGATGATCCTTCAGGGCTTGCCTGACCTTTGATGATAATTTCATCATTAACTGCGATAGCACCTAAACTTCCATTAGAAGGTACTGCTGTAATTGCAGAACCGTTAACAGTTTTTACCCAAAGAGTCTGTCCATTTACTTCAAGAACATCATTTACAGAAATATTGCTATTGCTGAAAGTTGTTGATGAATTTACTGCGTAAGGAGACTGAGTTGTATAGTCGTAGTTACTTGATGCAGTTGCAATACTAAGCGTAACTGTAGCTGCTGTTTGGGCGGCTGCGGAAACTCCAACTTTTGCAACACCGTGAATTCTCTCTTGCTCGTAGTGAGAAAATTTTGGGTTGTTTACTGTTTTCTTGTTTCCAAGAAGTTCCATAAGACCTGTTACGTCTTGACGACCAAATCGTTGTACGTACTCAGATGATTGCTCTGGCTTGTGGAAACCGTTAGCTAGAGACAATGAGTTTAAATAGTTATATTCCGTTGCTACTTTAGTAGTTGCCGGACTTAAAGACGTTACTGCCATTTTTTAGCGTTTTTTTCGTGTTGTTTGTAAAAGATACTGCTCACGAATTTGGTCTTCCATGCTTTTTGCGATTTGTCGCTTTTGTGCTGATACATCTTCTGATGCATTTTCAATGACATCTGCAACTTCATCTTTACCCACAGAAATACCCTGTTCGAAAACAGTTTTAATAATGTTATCAAAGTCGTAGATTCTTGTCATATCTCTTCTAAGTCTTTCAAAATCAATGTTACCTTCTTTAACATAATTGTCAAGGAAGAACGACTCATTGTTAATAATAGAAGATTCTACAAACTTCTTTGTTTCGTTACTTGGAGCGTATTTAATCTCCAAATTTTCTTTGAGCTTTATAGGTTCTTCAGTGTAAGACTGTACATTCTTTCTTACGTCTAAGACGAATGCTTCTCTTGCTGCCTTACTCTGAGCTTCCATTTGCTCCTTTTCTTGAAGATTTACTTTGGGAAGCGTTAGCTTCTCTTTGTGCTGTTTTAGCTTAGTAGTGCTTCTAACAGCATCAATTGATAAATCTTCCATTGCCTCTTGATACTCAGTATCGTTGGCATCAAATGAACTATCAAAAAGTACAGGATAACTTCTTTTAAGAAGTCTTTGGATTTGAGTTTTATTCAATGTTGGGTTCTCTATCTCTAGTTCAAGACGTTTAAGTTCCAACGCATCCTCTACTTTAGTAGTGTCAAATTTCTCTATATCTGTAACTTGCCATTTCCAGAAATCTTCTGAGTCAACATCAATTCCCGCTGCGGCAAGTTCGTTTAATTTTTTAATTGACTCATTAGCAAATTTTGGTTCGTTTTGTACTTTGCTTTTGTACTCTTCCTCAATTTGCTGTCTAAGCTCTTGTTCTAATTGCGCCCGTAAGTCGGCATCTGTTGTAGTCGGTGCTTCGGCTGCTGGTTTCGCAGGCTCTACAGGTTCTACAGGCTCAACCTGATCAAACACTTCCGGATTCATCGGTTCTGGAGCATCTACAGCATTTAGAGTATCTCCAAATTGCTCTTGTAGAGCTTCCGTCAACGACTGCTCAAATTTGTTCATATTTTCTCTTGATTTAATTTGTATATTTGCTACAAAATTATTAAAGGTATCCCCATAAAATTTGTAAAATGGATAAAGAAACTATACTTAAAATAAATAAGTCTCAGTTAGCCAAAGGTTTATTTGGTTTACGTAAGTCAAAGAACTTAACTCTTGAAGATTTAGCCTTCTATCTTAATAAGGATATTGCTTATCTTTCTCGTATCGAGAACATGAAAACATCTCCTAGATTAGAAACTATATCTGATATTTTATCTTTCTATGATATTACTATTAAAGAGTTCTATGATAAACTTGATCAATATCTTTAAGCTGTTGGTATTGTAGGTGTTACAGATGGCATACGGGATCCGCTTGCTTTAGGTAAATCTATTTTATCGTAAGCTGTAGACTCTCCGTTAGATTTGTTCTGCATACTTACTTTATTGTTTTCTACCTCCGCTGCCTTTTCGATAAGTTCTTTCTTGCCGTCAAGTTCTAAAGCAATAGTCTTACGCTTTTCATCTTCAAGCTGAGTTTGATTTCTTAATTCAAGGTCATACTTCAATTGAAGGTTTTGTGCATCTAGTTGTGCTTGAGCCTGAGAAGATTGCATTTTAGCTTGCTCTGCTGCCTGGGCTACCTGGGCCTGCATTTGTGCATTTTGCTGTTGCATTAATTGCTGCCTCTTCTCATTTTCTTTCCTTCTTCGCTTTTCTCTTACAGAAAGTAGTTGCTCTGCCTTATCGACATCTTCATCCATTACCCTGCGAATAGCAAAGACATCTTCTAAATTAATCATTTGGTTTTGAAGGGCTAACTCAATCTTAGCATCTAAGAATGCTTTTTCCTCTTCTTCCGGAAGCATCTTAATACTGATAGCAAAATCACTTGTAGTAAGATCAGTTAAACCTAATTGCTTAACTACTTCCTCCCCTACCATTGCTTCAAATACAGGTAGATTGATTTTTCTTCGTATTAATTGCTGTGCTAACATTGCTACTTGTCTTCCAATGTCCTCGTTCATTTTAAGGTAAGCATTGAATAAAGTCTTAAGTGCATTCTTAGTTCCAGCAGCAGAAAGCTTCTGTACGCCTACCGCAGCCCTTTTATCGGCTTGGGATGAGTCTACTGCGTCATTCATACCAACAGTCTCTTTCATGCGCTCTACGGTAGCTATATAAGCTTGAGAGAGAAGCATGATGCTGTTGTCTAAACCGTTTGGTAGGTTTGTAACAGCAGGCTGACCTCCTGTTATTGATGTACCATCTTCTCTGAGGGCTTTGTAGTATATGTCTCCGATTTGATCTCGCATAGATCTAGCATCGAGTGGTGTCATTCCACTTAATCCCATACCCTGAAGTCCCCCAATTACAGCATCAATATTAATTGCGTATCCAGAAGGTGCAGCTTTACTTATTATCTGTTGCATCTTTAGTTGGATACGGATAAGCTCATCAGCGTAAGGAATCATCTCCTCTACTTTTGACTTATTCTCCATGTCGTAGATGTCTGGCGCATTTATAATGAAACCTAATGAAGTATTAGTACTGAATTTACCATTCAATCTTTCGCGTATAATATGCTCTTTTAAACCAAAATCAAAAATATAGTCTGTATCTACAATGTACTTACCTGTATATACATTTTTAATCTTTTTGCTTCTTGTTTCTTTTTCCGCTTTTGAGTTCTTTGGGTCTTCGTTGATCAGCGTTTTATAACCGCCATTCTTCGCTTTTACTTTAGTAAGGCTAAGAGTGTCAGTAGAAAACATTTCAAAGTCTAATACAGATACTTTGAACTTGTCTACTTTTTCCCAATCAAAGTTATTGTCGTAGTACCTTTTATTTAGGCCGTCCCAATTAGAGTTTCCGTACTTACCTGCTACTGTCTTTGCAATTTTAAATAAGTCTTCCTCTGTTATTTGCCCATTGGATATCACTCGTAAATCTTCCAAGGTAATCTCATCTAGTACCCCTGCGTGCTTAATGTCCTTAAAATCAGGACGTTTAGTGTAAGAAGTTACTAGGTCTACTGGGTCAATGTACTTTACTTGTATGTTTTTATTTTCATCTAGGCAAACTCTTGCCGCAACTATTTTAATATCAATAAGGTCTTTTGATATTCTGTCGTTGATGTAGTCAATGTCGTTGTCTTCAAGAATAGCTTTTGTAATGCTTTCCATGGCAATACACTGTGCTAACTTGAAAGACGATTCCATCATTATCTGAAGTTCGTCATCGTCCTCTGGAAGATTGTCTTTTGATTTTACTATTCCCTCTTGCTCCAAAGGCCCCAGCTGTTCTTTTAGAACCATCTCGGCCTTAATAACCTTTTTTTCTCTGTCGTACTTTGTAAGGGATGTAGAATCTACAGCTTTAAAGTCTAGCTTAAAAGGCTGGTTAATCATTTGACCCCGCATTACCTCAACTAATTTAGGTAGTGGGGTAGATACTTGCCAATCAAAATTTAAGTAGGTATTGTCGCCATCAATAGAGAACTGTTGCTTGAATTTCTCAATTGACTGTAAACCAGCAGAATACTTTCTGTTGTTGATGTATCTGTCTTTTCTTGTGTTAAAGGCGTATGAAGATGATTGGTTTTTAGCCTCTCTCCATAGATCTTTAGCGTAATTCAAAAGATATTCCTTACTTCCTTTTACTTCTTTAGGCTCAAAGGATGATGGGAACTGGTTTTCGGACTCAAATGCCATAGTACAGACTTATAGTTAAAATATGTCTCGCAAAATTAATTAGGACTTACAGAAATAATTTGTATATTTGCAGTCATTGATAAGCGTTTCTAAGGGGTAGGCTTCAACTCAACCCAACCACAGCAGGCAGGACTCTGCTGGATAGAGTTAAATTAACTGGGGTAAATCCAAGCTCTGTTCACGGAGTAACAACTTGGTCACAAGCGATGCAGTAGAGATGCTGTTACATGATCCCCGCCATTTGCAGGTATGGTATAGTTAAGGAGGCTGGTAGGAGTTAAAGAGTCCCACACTGTTTTTCTTTTCTTTTTTGTCTTAGGGCACAAGAAGATAAGTATCGCAGGTAAAGACTCCTGTGCCTAGAAATAAATAAAATATTACCTACTTGTTTGTCCAGTTTTTTACTACTTTTACCGGACATAAAAAAAATAGCTATGAAAGGATGGTTTCTATTTAACTACGGTATACTGTTAGACAACCTAACATCTTTAGTTGAAAAACACGCAGACAACGTATGGAGTAAGAAGTCTGTGTTTAATTACGCAAAAAGGAATAATCTACTCCAACCAAGTCCAGGTTATGTACCTGAGCAAGAGGGTATGCTGGAGTACGATATTCAAGTTACTAACCCAGGATTCGACAGTTTCACAGACACACAGAAAAAAGCTATTCTACTGCAAAGTATGTTAGAGGTATGTGTTACTGAAGAGTACTATGAGGTAGCTGCTGTTTTAGAAAAAGAAATGAGTAAGATAAAATGAAAAAAGCACCTACTTTAAATAAAGAGATAGCAAAACATAACTATCTTAATAAAGAAGACGGAGAACTTTTTTACAACATAGACTACAATAACGCACTAGACCTTGTAAACTCAGGAGAGTACGGACTTGCATGGATAAGTGTAGAGTGCAAAGACACTAAAGAGGATAAATATTTTTGGTACGTAACAAAATAAGTAATATGAGAAAGTTTTACAACAAATTCCACCCAGAGGTGAGCGCAACACAAAGAGAAGATGGTAACTACAACATCTACGAAAATGAAAATACCACTTACACTATCCAAACAAAAGATCAGATAGAGTATAATCCTAATTGGGTAAGTAATCCACAAGTAAAAGAATCTGTTAATTATAACGTGCCGGATGAGAATCTGTCGTCAATAAACCCCGACCATTATAAAACAGGCGGTAAGCAGGTGTGGGAGATGATGATAGAACTGTACGGAGTAGAGAAGTACAAAGCCTTCTGCGAGCTAAACAGCTTCAAGTACCGAATGAGAGCTGGGAAGAAGTCTAGTAAGATATACGAAGACATCAAAAAGGCGATGTGGTACGAAAGTAAACTTGAGGAACTGTAGCATGAATAAAAAAGAGCTTAAGTGGGAGTGCGAAGAGTGCGGAAGCAGTCAAACATCCAACCCCAAGGAAAGACACACAATGGACTGGTGCAAGTGCGGAAAGTCTGCTGTAGATTTAGAGGAACATTACGAAAGGTTTGTGGGAAGTGTTAAAATAATAGATACTGAAGATGACGGAAAATAAAGACAAGAGACAGCTAAAGACTGAGCCAAGGCTGAGAATAAAACTGACAGAGGAGCAAAAGGAAGTAGCTAGGCTGTTCTACGAGTACGATGTCAACTTTATAATTGGAGACTTCGGGAGCGGAAAGACCCTTACTGCTGTTTATCTTGCCCTAACATCCTTCAGAAAAAAGGAATTTAACAAAATATGGATCACTCGCCCGATGCTTAAGACCAAGTTAGCGGCCCTTCCTGGAAGTATTGACGAGAAGATGCAGCCGTACGTGTTCCCAATCTACCAAAACATAGGAGAGTGTCAGGCTGAGGCTTCGACAGAGAAGATGATAAAGGATGGTGTGCTTAAGATCATGCCTATTGAGGTTGCAAAGGGTGTAACATTCATGGACTCCTGCGTGATTGTAGACGAGTTTCAGGACATGGACTACCAAGACTTCAGGACCATCCTTACAAGGCTCGGGAAGGACTCTAAAATCATATTCTGTGGCTCCCCCCAGCAGGTAGACAAGACCATGGAGAAGACTAGCTGTTTAAAAGAGGTACTTAGACTTCGAGACAGTGGCATAGTAGGCTTCACAGAACTAAAGGCTAACCACCGTAACCCAGTACTCTCTAAGATAATAGACTACCTAGAAGGAAAGAAATGAAGATTAAAGATTTAAAAGTTGACATAATAACTCCTTGCAGTAGACCAGAACTACTTAAGGAGATAAAAAAGACAATACCAAAAGAGTGCAATTGGATAATTGTGTACGATTTAGGGCTAGAACCCGAAAATATTGGGGACGTAGAGATAAAATCAGTAGATAAGTCTATTTTCGGTAATAATTTACGGAATATCGGACTAGATATTACGTCTGCGGACTGGGTTTATTTCCTTGATGACGATAATATCATACATCCGGATTGGTGGGATACTGTAAAAGAATTAGAAGTGGATGATCACGAGATGATTAATTGGGGTCAGCTGCTAAAAGATGATTCTGTTCGACTTCTCCCCGCAAGAAATCCAAAAGTAGGTAATATTGATACAGCTTGTTTTATGGTAAAGAACACAGAAAAAAGATGGAATGAGAACGAGTACGTAGCAGACGGACTATTTGCATCCATACACAAGCCTTACACAATAAACGAGTATATCTGTTACTATAATTACCTGAGATGATGAACAAAGACAGGTACATAAAACCTCTGGTAGGAATATTTATAACTTTATTCATTGTTATTGGACTATTCCCTTTTATATTTGCACTTATATCCCTTTTACTGGCAATAGCGGGGGTATTAAAATAGTCAGGTGGCGGAATTGGTAGACGGATGCTTCCCAACTGAACAGCATACCTTTAACGGTTACAGGTTCGAATCCTTGTCCTGACGAAATCAAATGGAGGAAGGTGCGTAAAAAACACCTTCCAAAATTTAGTTATTCAAAAGATAGTTCGTATATTCGTGACTACAAATATATAAACTATGAAAAGATTTTTTGACAAGGTAGAAAAAACAGATAGCTGTTGGTTATGGACAGCAGGAACAAGAGGTAAAACAGGATATGGTGCATTTAAGCTTAATAATAAGGTTATTGATGCTCATAGAGTGTCGTATGAGCTACATAATGGTGTAATTCCTGAAGGAGTATATGTGTGTCATATATGTGATAATAGACTTTGTGTAAATCCTAATCATTTATTTCTTGGCAGTCCTAAAGACAATTGGAAAGATGGATTTGACAAGGGAAGGATAAAGTTATTAGGTGGCATAAATACAGAAAAGCTAAAGAAACATCCAAGTATTGGAGCCTATAATAGAGGATGTAGATGCAGAGAGTGTAAAGACTTAAAGTTTGCATCACAAAAAAATTGGAGAAGTAAGCAAAAACTCCTGTCCTGACTACTAAAATTTGTTACGCTTCGTATCTATTTAGTCAGGTTAAACCTTGACTTTCTGATATAAAACGTAAGGCTATATCCTGACAATATGAAGCATAACGATTTAGCTATGTTGTCGGTTTTTTACGAATTTGAAACACAAAAATTAATTATATGAATGCAGAACAATCAATACTAAAACACATAGGACTTGCTGGTGTGTTGAAAGGATATGGGATTTATGACAATGTAATAACAGCAATGGAAGATTATGCACAGGAGCAAGTAAAAAACTGCAATATAGCCTTTGTTGTAGGGCAAAGCGAACAGTTGTGCCATTGTGGTAAGCAAGAAGATAGTAAGTATTCTCCTTGTTGCAGCCTGGAGCATTGGCATGGTAAGTTTTCTTAGGCACAATTGCCTACAACGGATGTGGCTATGCGTAGTTGCGTATTAAAAGATAAAAAATTATGATAACAGAAGAACAATGTTTAGAAGCACAAAAGATTGTAGATGCTTATGAAGAGCAATTACGTATAGCTAACGTTAGCATTTCGTTGCCTGATTATGAATACGAAATGCTGATAGATGATGAGGGAACTCCATTTGAAATAAATAGCTGGATACCAATAGCTACTGACAGAATAAAAGACCCAAGTAGAATAGACGAATATATTACAAAAGGTTTGATACGCAAAAGGCAATGAATGCTAACGTTAAGTATATGGTTTTGTAAGCCATAGCAGAAAATTACAAATTGAAAACGAATATTAATTAGGCTTATAAACTATATACATTGTTGTGTGTAGTACGGAATTATAAGCCACAAACTTTATAAAATGGAACAAAAAATAAAAGCATTAATTACTAAATTAAGAAACGAAAACAATGAGAGAAGTATTGCTATGAATGATGGTGGATGTAGTGAGTATGCACATACAGTATTAGTACATAAATACAATAACACTCTTGAAATAATTAAACAACTTGAAGAGTTACTGAAGTAGTATTACAGACAACGAATGTATAGGCGAAACACATTATACCACCAGTAAACATACTTAGGGGAATTTAAAAAGACCCTCTAGTCCCAATATTCCATATCGCGATACGCAATAAGCCCATTCTGTTAACCCAGTTTGGGCTTTTTTGTGCGCAAAAACGTAAAGTACCCATTTTCAAGTTTCCAGCATTGGCGCGGGCTGCGTCTCATAGTTACACGGGGTGGAGACAACAGATAAAAAAATTCTGTACAGGTCTATGAATGGTATTATATAATATAACAGCCCCCATGCCCAGGCGTTGGGAAACCGTTATGACAGACCTACCCCCCTTCGGGTAAACCACATAAATAGCTGAGCGACAGCGAATGTAGCTTATGTAGTGAAGGTTATGAATGTACTATCGCATAAAGGTTATTGGGTATACTACATTGGGTTGACGTATTGTCAATAACTCTTTGAGATTACTCTACTTTTGAATAGTCTACTAACTTAGTAGGGTATAACTTTCTATCTATAATACATTGATACTCATTAGTCTACTTGCCCTATAGGGTAATAGTAACCTACGCGAAAGACCTAAAAATTATTAACATACCTATTGTTAATAAATAAAGTTAGTGTATTATTTGGATATATCAATATCGTTTTAAATGCCATTTTTAAGCCTTTTAAGCGCATTTAATGCCATTTTGATATCCCAATATCACCTTGACTGAGTTAAGCCATTAGAAGTTAATTGCCTGAGAATCAATGAGTTACAAATGTTAAAATTGTTAAATTATGTTAAAACGTTTGCTTTGTATTGTTTATTTTATTAGTCGCATGTGTACGCGTGCCAGCGTGCCTGCCTGCGTGTGTGCGCCAGCGCGTGTGCCCGTGTGTGTGCGCATCGCGGGTATCATCATTGAAAAAAGAGTCTTTTTGCATTTCACCACTATAAACCAGTATTTGACAACACATTTTATGCTATTTTATGCATTTCGCAATCAAAAACCTGCATTTCACCTACATATTCGCATCATCTTGTTTTTCGCATTGGTTTTTCACTCTATATTCGCAGTGTTAAACACAACGAGAGAGTAATATCAAAACATAACCGAATAAACAAAAATAACATGAGCACTTCAAAGAACACTACACGAAAGCCATCAAGTAAAGTAACAGCTAACAAGGTATTAACAAACGAACTTTTTAGCCTTAATCAGCTTGTAAAGTTTATGACTAAGGGCGACGGGTTACCAGCTACAAACAAGCATCTCGTAGACAGTGCAAACCTTGTGAAAGTCGAAGATATTACAGTTAAAAACATAGTCGCCTATCTACCCGAAAGAATGCTTTACAAGTGTTCGAAATACGAGGGCAAAATGGTTATAACTAGCGAAAAGCGCGAATTGTTTAAACCATGGGCATTATTGACAGCCATTGACGCAATGCAAGCCGACAAGGTATCGTTCGACAAATTGACAAAGTAAACTTTTGCTGCGCTCCTTAAATGTGGTGCAGCTACTTCGCTCCTTTGAGCGTATTAGATAGCCTTTGCTGTCTTCTTATATATATGCCGTTAGGCCGTCCATTTTTGTGGGGCTGCTCCTTAGCAGTTAGGTCTACCCGCATCGTTCTTTGACGTATTGCAAAACTTTTGTTTAGTATCCACATTGGAAAAACTAACACGCGTTATAGGGCAGACCTTATAACGTGGTCTGTAGTCTCGGAAAGCTATAGACGAACGTACCTTTTTTCACTTGAAACATTGGTAGTTTAGAAAAGAAGTTTTGCGGTTTTTTATATTAATGCACCATTAAGAACCTTTGTTTTTAGTGGGCGAACAATTGTCATGGTGCAAGAAGCGGTTCGATTCCGCTTGCAATTGCTAACAA